GTTGGAGACAGTGCATTCCTTTACTGTGACAAATTCAATCCAGAGGCAGATTTCTTTGAAAATCTGAATACAATCGGTGAGTCTGCATTCCAAGGCTGCACTGGACTGGGTGAACTTACTCTTCAATTCTGTGACAGCATCGGTGCCAATGCCTTTAGTGGCTGCACTGGACTCAATGGTATATGGTTTAAAAGTGTATATGGGGATGTCATAATACCGACACTGGGAAATGGCGCATTCGACAACACCAATAACTGTCCAATCTACGTGCCATCGGGCAAGATTAGCGACTTCCTTGCCGTGGACGGATGGTCTGCATACGAGAGCAGACTGCAAGAGTCTGCAGCAGACGGAATCAAGTTCTTCGCTAGCGAGGGTGACATGAGAGACAACACCAATGAGGTGTTCGCTGGTTATACAGACATACATTTCGGAGACCTCCCAGACAAACTTTATGTCGGCTATGATGGCTATGATGACGATGATTCCATCAGAGTTGAAGGAGAAGATGTTGGTACAATCTATGATGACGACATCCGCTCATTCAATGGCTCGGACAACTTCGAGAAATCAAACATCCAGGATTCTCTGATGAACACAATGATTACCATCGACATTAATGATACACTACAGCGTCAAATCAAATTTATCGGTTAAATATGAAATACCTAAACTTATACGATACAATGTCGTGCTACACATCTGCTAGCCCGACCTTTTCACGTCCGCATGTAAGTTACATAGTGGATGAAGACCTTGTCATTTACGATGATTTGCATCCAGAGCCAGAACCCGAGAAGGACTGGAGCAAGGAATATCTGACATTCCTCGCATTGGAGGATGGGACATTCAAATTCACGCGCAATCCAATAAACTACTCGCTCGATGGCGGGCAGACATGGACGGAACTAGCGGCTAACACTACCACTCCGACCGTCACGGCAGGGAACAAAATAATGTTCAAGGGTAATGCCAGTATCACCAATGCAGGAATTGGGACATTCAGTTCAAGTGGCAACTACGAGGCTATGGGCAACCCATACTCGCTCATATATGGCGATGCCTTCTATGGCGATATTACAAGCACAGCGCGAGAATTATATGGTCTGTTTAGGGACAGCGGCAAGAGAGAAGATAAAGTAATGGAAAAAGAAGGAGCACCTGGACTGGTTAGCGCAGAGCATCTTGGTCTGCCCAATATACCGCTTACCATGTATTGCTACTCCAATATGCTTATGGGTTGCGAACTGCTTACCACAGCACCCGCACTTCCAGCGGTAACCTTGGCTGGAAGTTGCTACCACAGCATGTTCTACGGATGCAGTTCATTGACCACGGCACCTGCACTTCCCTCCACTACATTGGCTGATAATTGCTATAACTCCATGTTCGCTAGCTGCACCTCATTGACCACGGCACCCGAACTTCCAGCGGCAACCTTGGCAGAAAGATGTTATTACGGCATGTTCTTCGGCTGCCCCTCGCTCAACTATATCAAGATGCTCGCGACAGACGTAACAGCAACAGATTGTCTGGTTAATTGGCTCGATGGAGTCTCAGCAACTGGCACCTTCATCAAACATCCAGATGCCAACCTGGAAAGCGGAGTCAATGGCATCCCCGCAGGATGGACGGTGCAGACCGCAACAGAATAACCTCAGCATAACACGATAATATCATGAACAAATATATAAACACATTCGCCAACTCTGGCGATTATGAGACTTACAAGGCAAGCAGCGAATTGTCCACACCGAATGTAGCCTACCTAGAAGATACCAAAGAGGTCAAGTACTTGAACAGCATGGCTGACCTTTACAACATATACGGTACTGTAAAGGACGGAACAACTAGTTTAAACTTCGCAATTAATAGCATAAATCAAGATGCGAATATATCTGATGGCAAGTTCACTTACAAGTGGAGCGGTGGTACTGTGTCAAGAATTCAATTTTATTATAAACCTCAGTTAATTACTGTTGACGGTTTTTATTTCAATTTAAGTGATGGATGTACCCTAAATTCTTTTTTTAATTTTTGTTCAAACCTTGTGTCAGCCGATTTAAGTGGTATGCGTACTATTGGTGTATATGACATTAATAGTCTTTTTGCAAGATGTACCAGTTTGGTGAGTATAGATTTGTCGAATTGGGACACAAGTGCTGTCACCTCTGTAGGCAATGTATTTCAATATAACAATGCCCTAACAACCGTCACCATGAACAACACCAACACAACCACCTTCGACATGATAAAGGCTCAACTTGTGTCCAACAGTGTCGCATCGCACGTAACCATCATCCGCGATGGAGTGAACTGGAAGTACCAAAATGGTGCGTGGGTGGAAGCATAAAAAAAATTCTCAGACATTGAGATTTTTGCAAACTAAGTTATATTTATAACAGTAATACCATGAAATTAAACAGAGAAACATACATAGCGCAGGGCTTGCAGTTGCGGGACGATGGTTCGCGCATGGTCACTGGAAGGGCTGTTGTGTTCAACTCAGACTCCAGCGACATGGGCTTCATCGAGCGCATCGCTCCAGAGGCAATCACGCAGGAGACCATCAAGAACAGCGACATCTTTTGCTTGTTCAATCATAACCGCGATGACGTGCTTGCACGCTCCAACCATGGAGAAGGCACGCTCATCCTGGATGTTGACAATGAGGGAGTGAACTTTGTGTTTGAGGCACCAAACACCACGCTTGGAAATGACCTGCTTGAACTGGTTCGCAGGGGCGACATTAATGGTTGCTCATTCTGCTTCACAATATCACCAGAGGCAGGAAGCGAAAGATGGTACCGCGATGAGAACAACCAACTGCGCAGAGACATCAAGCGCATCGACAAACTGTTCGACATTTCAATCGTAACAGTGCCCGCATACCCAGAAACAAGCGTATCGGCAAGAAGCAAACTTGATGAGGTGAGCGCACTCGATGAAAAACTCAACAGTATGTTAACAGAAGTAGAGAACCTTAAAAACTATGAATAGTTTAGAGATTACAGATAGAAAGAACACGCTCTACACCAGATGTCAAGAAATCGTGGACACATGCAAGAAGGAAGTCCGCGACATGACAGAGGAAGAGAGCCAAGAGTTCGAAGCAGCAAAAGAAGAAATCCGCTCGCTTAACACGGAACTGGATGAACTGAAGCAGCGTCTCAATGACCTCACAGCACCACAGTTCGAAACTGAAAATCAAGAAATTAAAACAAAAAATCGTACGATGAAGAAACACAATTTCAGCCTACTTAGGGCACTCAATGCTCAGATTAACAACAGAGCATTCGATGAAGAGACTTTGGCAGTGCTTGACGCTGGAAAGCGCGAATTTGCCAATGCTAACATTACAACCTCCGCAGCCATCACGCTGCCCACAAGCGAAAGCAGAACCATCGCTGTTACAGCGACAACCGCAGAGCATGATGATGTTATCGACATCGACATGCAGAGCATTATCATGCCCAACTATGCGAACCTTGTTTGCGCCAAGGCTGGTGCTAAGGTTTTGACGGGTTGCAAGGGCGATATTAAGTACCCAATTTTGAATGGTGGGAGTGTATATTTTGAGAATGAACTCGCTGAGGCACAGGATGCTGGACAAACTTTTGACAGCAAGACACTTACCCCCCACCGCATCTCGGCAGTGATTAGCGTGTCCAAAACTTTACTCCAGCAAGACTCCCTGGGGGTCGAGGCCGCTTTAAGAGCCGACATCCAGAAGGCATTCGAGGAGAAGGTTGAGGAAGCAATTCTGAGCAATTTTTCTGGTGACACCAAGCAGCCCGCTGGTATCTTGGCAGACCTAAGCGCAACCACAGTAAGCGGTTGGAGCGATGTTTGCGACTTTGAGGCAACCCTTGAGGAAAACAATGTCGGTGGCAACCTGGTTTACATCGCATCGCCAAAGGCAAAGGCTGCACTCCGCGCGATGGACAAGGGTGGGAAACATACTCAGTTGGTTTTTGAAAATGGCGCGGTCGATGGTACTCCGCTGTACACCACCAGCAACATGAGCGGCAAGAATGCACTTTACGGTAACTTTGGTAACCTGGTCATTGCCCAGTGGGGTGGATACGAGGTATTGACGGACATCTACACAAGAAGTAAGTGGAATGAAATCAATTTGGTGGTCACTGGCTATATCGATTGGGCATTGCTCAAGGAAGACGATGTAGCACTTGCAACACTTGCATAAGCATACTTGCAATTTTCTACCATATAATCATGGTGTGGGGGCATCGCCCCCACATCATTTACAAACAAAAAACATCGCAACAATGCGCTATCTGAAGTTAAATGACATTAGAGAACATCTGAACATCGATGAATGGTTCCATGATGATGACTACCTCATCGCAAACATTGGTGAGGCGGTCGAAAGCATAGTGGAGCACCATATCGATGATGACCTCAGTTCATTGGAGGACAAGAATGGCGACATTCCCAGACCGCTCATCCAGGCGATGTTGTTGCTCTGTGGGCACTTTTATGCAAACCGCGAGTCGGTCGCATTCGGAACACCCCATGAGGTGCCGCTAGCGTATAACTACCTGCTTGACTTGTTCAGACGGTACAACCGCAGGAACAGCGAGACTAACAACTGTAATTGTGGGAGGGATTGACGATGCAGGCATCACTACTCAGAGAAATCATCGACATCTATGTCCCAGAGTTGTCCTCAAATGAGTATGGTGAACAAGTGCAGAAGTACGAGCGTCTCTACACCACCAGGGCTTATGTCCGACACAGTTATGGCAACCGCGCCGAGGAGAATGACGAAATAGTTACTAACTATCGTAAGACATTCACCATCAGAAAATACCACAACTTGAATGAGAAGATGTATGTCCGCTACCAGAGCAGGTTCTACCGCATCTTGTCCATCGAGGAAGTGCCAGACAACCAGTCAATAATTCTACAAACCGAACTGGTCAATGAATGAGAATGGGACTGGCATATACGTGGATGACAGCGAACTGGTACAGATGTTCCGCAAGTTGTCTGTAGAGCAAATGAGAACCATCGGCAAGGCTGCATTCGAGCATTCGCTCCCCATCATCCAGCAATCTGCGATTGGAGTTCTTGCGAGTGAGGGCATCAACATTGACAGCATTGACCCACGCTCGCACAAGTCGCTCAAAGAAGGTGTCACGGTCAAGGCATACGATGACGGTAGTGGCGGTAGTGTAACAGCCTTCGGAGAATTCAAGGCAAAGTGGTTTGCCACTGGAACAGATGAGCGATGGCAGAATGTCAAGCATGGCCATGAGAAGGCGGGCAATCCAGCACGCTATCTTGGACGCATCGAGGCGACCAACTTCCTTACAAAGGGCTATGAGTTCGCTGAGTCGATGTATGAGACAACATTAGAGGATTACATCCTCGACAGCATAGACAAACTAATGAACAGATGAACAGCATTATCACAGTTAACCAGTGGGTTTTCAAAAAACTGTCAACCGACCAGAAGTTGAGGCAACTGGTCGGCAAACAGATTTACCCCATTGTGGTGGAAGAGAATGGCAAATTCCCATTCATCGTGTTCACCAGAAGGTCTGTCTCTGTCAATTACGATAATGATGGTGTCTCAACCGAGAGCGGGCAAGTGGTCATTTCAGTGGTCGCCAAGAACTACAAAGAAACCATCGCGATAGTCCAGCGCATCCGTGAAATACTTGAGCCTAGCATAGATGATTACTGCTACAGAGCAAATATCACCAGCATGGACGAAGGCTTCTACAATAACTGCTACGTGCAGACCATAACCTTTCAGATAACCGTCAAGATATGAACAACACAGTTAAAGTACGTGGAGACGAGTTAATGCTGTTCCTTGGAGGCAAGTCGATTGCGCTGGCAACCAACCATACGCTCGCTGTAACAGCGAACATGGTGCAGACCACGAACAAGGCGGCTGGTGGAAGGTTTGTGAGCCAAGTGCCACAGTCATTGTCATGGATGGCCACGACAGACAATCTGTATAGCGTGGATGAGGCGATAAAACTCATGCAACTGTGGACTGAAGGCACTGAGGTTGACATTGTGCTCGCAAGGAAATCAAGCGACAACAGAAGCCTTGAGGATGAGCCACAGCCATACTGGATGCCAAGCGGCAAGATGCTCAAGGGCAAGGCATACATCCAGAGCATCGACATTAATGCACCAAGCGGAGAAATAGCCAGTTATTCCTGCACATTCGCAGGGACTGGACAACTTCAAATAATTGAAAATTAACCAAAAAATAGTATACTATGGCAACCAAAATTAAAGGCGAGAACCTCATGATTTTCTACAAAGAAAATGCGGGTTATCAGTCAATCGCATTCGCGACAAATCACACGCTCACCATCAACAGCAACACCTCATCGGACAGCAACAAGGATGAAGGTGGTCTGTGGGAATCGCAGGAAGTCCAGAGCATGAACTGGTCAATCAGCACCGAGAACTTGAACTGCGGAAGCAACTTCGACACTCTGTTCCGCTTAATGACAAGCGGACAGCCCATCCAGGTTGTGTTCGGCTGCAAGGCAGAGAATCAGAGAAGCCTCGACAACCTGCCTTACTGGACACCCGATGAGGTGGGCAACAGCAACCAGTATTTGTACAAGGGCAAAGCTAACATCAGCAACCTGCAACTCAATGCCCCATCGGGTGAGAATTCGACCCTCACAGCCGAGTTCAGCGGCATCGGTGAACTGAAACAGATTATCCAGGGGCAGGGCGAAGATGAACAACCCGATGACAGCAATACAGGCGACACCACCAATCCTTAATGGACGAAATACAATTAAGTGTCAAAATTAAGAAACATCCTAACCGTGGGAGTGGAGGCAACCCCACTCCCACATTTGCTAAATGGACAAACAACAATGAAACAGATAACTATCAACAACCAGACATACAATTACAAATACACGCTCAGAGCACTGTTCCTTTTCGAAAAAATCGCTGAGAAGGCATTCACGCTGGACAGCACAATGGACACCTTTACATTCTTCTATTGTATGCTGTTAGCCAACAATGAGGATTTTCCATTGAAGTTCGATGAGTTCATTGACGCGTGCGACAATGACCAGTCCATCGGCAACACCATGAGCGAATACTTGATTGAATACTTCAACTCACCGCTCAACCAGTCGAGCGACAACAAGCAGGACAGCGAAGCGGTTGAAAAAAAAAGTTGAGCGCGACAGAACTGGTGGCACTTCTTGTATGTCAGTTGGGACTCCCACCTAAGTACGTATGGGACGAGATGAAGTTCTACGAAATAGAAGCATACACAACCAACCTCCAGTATCGCACGAAAGAAGCATGGGAGCAAACACGCTTCTTGTCGTATGTTATCGCGAACAGCAACCCATACCGCAAGAAGGAAATCAAACCGCGGGACATTCTCAAATTCGAGTGGGACGATGAAGGCGAGGAAGCGAAGAACACCCAGATAAGCGCAGAAGACATTGAGCGGCTCAAAGCACAAGCCGAGCAAATTAAGAAATACCTTGATTAACACCAGATACAATGGCAAAAGACCTAGTTATAAAAGCGAGCCTTGACTCCAGCGGAGTCGCAAAGGGAGCGGACGATGCAGCGAAGTCACTTGGACAGATAAAGCGTCAAGCAGAACTTGCTGCAAAGGGACTGCACGCACTCAGTGACGATAAAGCACTGGACAGCGTAAAGCAACAGTTCACTGGGCTTGGCAACCAAATCGACAAGTTCCAAAAAAAGATGACAAGCGGCATGGGCATAAAACAGCAATCGCGTCAAATATCACAGCAACTTGCTGAGGTTGCAAGCGCGTATAGGTCAATGTCTACCGCGGAGCAACAGTCCACCCAGGGCAAGTGGCTGAGGCAATACATGAATGAGTTAACTGTCCTTGGTGGTCAAGTCGAGGACACCATCGGTGACATGCGCGCGCAGATAACCGCTATGGCAAGCGACACCCATATGCTCGCAGGTATGGCTGAGGCAACATCGCTCATGGCTGACGGCTTCACCATCGCTCAAGGCGCGGCATCTGCACTCGGTGTATCTGAAAAGAAACTAGCGGATATACAGAAAAGCATGATGTCCCTCATGGCTATGAGCAATGCCGCTATAAACATCAAGAATGCCCTGCTAAACCAGAGCGCACTCAGAACAGCCATACTCACAGTGCGCATCAAGGCGCAGAACCTTGCAACAGCGATGCAGGTCGCGATGGAGGGCAAACTCACGACTGCGACCAAGGCAGCGGCAGCGGCGCAAGTCATCTGGAACACGGTCATCAAGGCGAACCCAGTTGGCATGTTGGTGACAGTGCTTGCAGCGGTCGTGGCAGGCATCTGGGCTTATAACAAAGCAACAAAGGCAGCATCGCAGGGAGACATCGAGGCAAGGGA